CATTAGAAGTTCTTGTATAAGTCTAAAACTCTCTTAATGTGATCTGGGAACGCTACATTGTTACGTTGACTACTAGAGCTTTGATTCTGGATAGATGCACCAGCGATTGTGCGCCGTTCTTTGTGCTCATCTTTTAAGTAATAAGTAATTAGGTCAAATACTGCTAATTTTAAATCTTCTGGTATAGCTGAGTAGCCTGCTTTATAAACTACCTTTACGGCAGCAGGACCGTAAGGCCAGTGAACAGTACCACCCCCAGAATTAGTTCTAATAATACTGTCGGTACTTGAGTCGAGAAAATAGTTGAACGACGACGTAGTAAGAGTTGTATAAGTGGCGGCATATGAGGATCTTTCCTGAACTGAAATGATAGAAGTTACGGGGCTCTCGGTTAGTTGTACTACGTTGGTGCCCCATGTTATTGTGAACTCTTCTTCTTTATTGACTGAGAAGAAATCTACAAATGAATTTCCGCAATAAGTTTTTACTAATTGACTCACGGCCGGAACTAAAGAATTAATGCGCAGGTCTTCTTTAGGACTCGCAATGCCTTCAGCTTCTTTGTAATCTGCTAATGTTATTAAATTTGCCATAAGTATATTAGTAAAAACTTGGGGGAGAAAAACTCCCCCAGGTTAATAATCTGGAAGAGAGTATCTCCCAGATTAAAGTAAACCTTAGCCTATTGGTAAGGTAAACGAACTGCAGGCTTATTAGAACCCGCGCCAGCAACTAACTCGTTAAAGCCAAGAGACTGAGTTGCGACCAATACGGTACGCTGCTCTTTGACGATGTAGTCAGTTTCTACGTTAACGCCGCGCAAACGTGGAATCACATAGTTGTCCATGTTTACAGCGATAGCTGCAGTAGTAGTAACTGCACCACCGTTAGCCAAGTTGTAAACCAAACGATCACTAGCGATTACTGGTGAACCAAATACGGTTCCTACCATACCAGAAAGTTTAGTAGCTAAATCACTACCAACTTCGGTAACATCGGTAAAGCCAGATGCGTCGATCAACTCGTAGTATACGTCAGTAGGAACGATGTATGCTACACGACTTGCGTCTAGACCATACTTGCCCATTTCCTTTCGTAGTCCAAGAAGAACCGCAGGAGTAACTTCACCAGCGCCAGAAGCGTCAAGTGCTGTTCCAGCAGAAGCTGCGCCAAAACCGTTAGCGTTATCAGCGCCGTTAACACCTACTAGACCTTTAGAGATGTTACCTGCACCAGCACCAACTAGTAGAGCTGAATCAATAGCAGTAGCGTGAGCACGTGCTAGAGCTGAGGTAAGCATAGGTAGTACTGAAATAACGATTTGCTCGTCTGTATCAGCAGGAATAAACGTACTAGAGATCAATCTGTGCGCTTGCAAGATAACCTGATTAACGTTATAGTTGTTATCAGAAGCACCAGCTTCTTCCAACAAGTTGTTAGCCACGTCAGCACCGCCAGCATTGAAGTTAGCCATTTCGGTGTCAGGAGCGATTGGTAGTACAGTAGCACCACTAGAAACCTGAATTTCGCGGAATAAAGGAGCAACCTTCATTGCCTGACGTACTTCCATCTCAAACTGATTTGAAACGATTACGTCAACACCAACTGCAGAACCATCACCAGCAGTACCAGTATATGTTACGCCAGCTTTCTCTAGAGTCTCGCGACCAAATTTAGTATCCCAGCCTTTGCCAGTAACCTTACCTAGAATGTGAGCAGACAATAAGTCTCCACCCATTGCTTTAACATCTACGCCTTGTGTACGGCCAGAGAAATCACGCTTGCTGTTACGCATAGCTTCAAGCTCGGCTGATTTTTCCATCAACTCAGACTTATACTTCTCTAATACTTCAGCAGTTTCAACACCTTTAGATGCGAAATCAGCTTGCATATCAGCTAGTAAACGCTCGGCACCTGATGTTACACCAGATACTACAGCAGTCTTAACTGTTTCTTCTTGTTGAGCTTTGGCTTCAGCTTCTGCTGCAGTCTTCTCAACTAATTCTTGTGCTACGGCTTCATCCGCGGCTTTCTGTTCGGCTTGCTTCATGGCAATCTTGGTAGCAGTTTCTTCTGCTACTTGCTTTGCAAATGCGGCTAAGTCGATTTCTGGAGTATTAACTTCAGACATTTGTATCTCCTTTTGAACCTGTTCGGTTCCGTCCGGTGTATCACTAGCTACGCTAGAAGTATTAACTTCGTCTTTAGCCAGAGTCTGACCGGCTAGATCTACACGATTTGTGAAAGTTTTTTTGAATTCTTCGTACTCATCCATTGAGTCAAAAGACTTCGCTAGCGAGAAAGTAGCTTCCTGATTACAAGGTACGGAAACAACCGATACCTCAAATAATTCTGCGTCCTTTATCATTAATCCGTCAGTTTCCTTTATGAAATCAGCATCCTTGACTCGGAAACCAACAGAAAATGCTCCAAGGATACCTTCTTTTACTAATTCGCAAACATTAGCGGGTGCTGACTTGCTAATTTTTGCTTCTAACTCCAGGCCGTTCTCTGTTATTTTCAGGCCCGTAGCACGACCGATAGGACGATCGTAATCATGATTGAAAAGAATAATAGGATTCTTTTCGAAATTCTTTAACCCACCTTTATTCCATGCTTCTGCTGCTATGGAATCACCAGCGCGATCAAAATCGGCTGTACTTGCCATTCCACGAATCATTACTGATCCATCTTCTACGGCATGGGTCTTGAAAGTTGAGGTTAAATTAAAAATTTTATCCATTCTTTTTCCCCGGCTTTGCTTGGGCTAGCTCGGCTAAAGGATCTTTATCATCTTTATGAATAAGGCCCCATAGCTCTGGTTCATACTTCTCTATCCATTGTACTGCGGAAGTATAAGAGCCCATTACGTTTACTATTTCTTTCGGAGTAAGAAAAGCGGGTCTATCACTAGCACGCTTGTACTCATCTAAAGGAACAACATATCCTTTCTCTGCAAAGTACATTCCCATTTCTTGAACTACTTTGCGTTTTCTGTTTCTAGTCGCTGCCATCTTCGTCATCCTCGGTTGGTCTGCCACCCTCGTCGGGATTGGCTGCACTCCCTGCTATATTCGCAGGAACTCTAACATCGTCTTGTCCTTCTAGAGCTTCAAAGCCTAACCGAGTTCTAGCTTCATTGATAGTAATAATACCACCATTTACTAACGAACTATAGTACTGCGACTGATCTCTCAACTCTGGTTGTAGAGCTGGGATATCTATAACGTCTTCTTTTATCTCATATCCAAAGAAGCGGCTGTAAGCGTAGTTTATCTTTCTTACGATAGGTAAGATTGTCTCAAGATAATACATTCTCATATTAGGACGAATGTTTGCATTGTTTCCTGAGTCTAATAAGATAGGTGGGATACCCAATGCTTTTAGTATAATTGTTTCATTTTCTGTAATAGAAGATTGGAAGTCTAACTCTTTAAAGTTTACGTTAGAAATACTATCAATCTCTAGACCACCGTCGAGAATCAGAGGGCGTCTACCACCTGCGTCTGGACGATATCGAATGCTCCATGATTGAATCATTCGTTCTTTAATCTTTTCACTTAATGTGTTTGGGCTTTTTAATACTAGTCCTGGTACTGCTCCGTTCTTAAAGAAGTTATCTTGAAACTTTCTCATTGAAGTTGTAAGTGCCATTGTGCGGACAGCAGGCTTTAGTCTAGAGGTTCCTCGGAAGATAGAGTAAAAGGAATTCTCCTTAACGTGTATAATCTCGTCTGGACCATAGTCTACATCGTTGTATGTGTACTTCTCTATAAATGTTTTAGGATCTGCGTGTATTGTTACGCTGTCTGCGGGTAAATGGTATAAGTGAGCACCATCGTAGTATATGAAGATATTACCATCAAGTAGGTAATCAGTGATTAGGTTTCTTTTAAAAGAACTAACATCTTGAAACATATTAGGTTCTTTGTTGAGTAGCTTATTTACTGTGGATCTTCTCATCCCTTTCTGTACGCCATTCGTCTGATTAGGATGAACAACTACTGGAATCTCTGCTACGTCGTCTACAATCATGTTTACGCCACGATTTACAATCTCTAGCGTTTCATAAAACTGTTCATAATTCTCTGTGTATTCTCTAGACCCTTCTTTGTTATTACCAAAGTAGGATTGGATAGGATTTAACTTTTCCATGTACTCATCGACAGCTTTCTCAACTTCGCCATCTTTACCACCAAAAATGTTACTATACCATGCCATGCTTTTCTCTTTGAATCTCTACCCAGTTCTTCTGCTTGTTCGCAGTGCCTAAGCTAGGGTTTCTCCCATAAATGGAATGTAACTGTAAATGATGAGCATTGCATAGAGTTACCGTATGTTCGTACAACTCTGACTGATGCTCCGCTATGAAGTCTTCTCTAAAAGAAAGTACATTCTTGGGGTCTAGTTTGTTCTTTGCCACGTAATCATGTATAAGAGGGGCTAACGTATGAAAGTGGTGAAAATCTAGTTTAACTTTACCGCCACATATTCGGCACTCGGTGCCTTTTTCATACTTATTCTTTGCCTTGTCTCTTATGTATTTTACGATGTCTCTTTTTAAATCCATTTTCTAATACCAGAATTATATCGAGTTTAAGGTACCATGTCAAATACTATTTTTGGATGGTATCGTTAAAAGCCACTGTTTGATGTTTCAAATGAGTAAAGGGCATACCTTAGCGCATCTGCCATGTGTGAGGCTCTATTGTGTTTTGGTTTTTCTTTAAGTAGATTCGGGTTAGGATCCCACTGATACTGGTCTAATGCCGCCAGTGTTTCCGTGCATGTTTGATCTATAAGCAGTCGATCATTATCAACTATTCCCTCTACTCTTGCAATGCCATCTAATACTGATTTCTTAGCATTGATAGTACTAATGTCGTAATTTTGTGCAAAGTCAAATCGAGTTTGTTGAGCTGCGGAGTCAATAAATATATAGTCTATGTCCCACTTATCGATAAGTCTTTGTATCTCACCTGCGTGTTGCTCAGTTGTCTTCTCAGCATCTAAGTACTCATCTAGTAAGTAGAATGTCTCTTCATCCCAGTCATACCCAATTACACAGAATGCAGTAGGATCTCTATACCCTACGTCAAGCCCTGCAAATACATCTAGACGTTTAGTTTCCATATCTTGGAAAGAGCCTGTGCACTTCTCGAAGTCAAAGCTCCATACCTGCCCTTCAAACGTATTGAAGTCAGCTTCATACTCTTGTCGGAATTCTGCCTCTGACATACTCTTTCGAGCTTCTGCTATGTCAGTCTCTGACATACGAGGATTAGACTTATAAGTAGCTTTTATAGATATCCACTCTGAAAACTGATCATCAAAGCCTCTATCAAAGAACTCCGCGAACCAGTTGTTGCGACCCCGAGGCGTTGAAATGAAGATAGCCTTTGAATTGTCTTTATCTAGTGTGGGACGTAGTGCTACGTTAAAAGCGTCTCTACCATCGGCTAGTGCCGCTTCGTCAAAAATAATTAAATCGTATGATCTACCAACGCAAGAGTCAACTTGGTTTACTGATCCCATCCGGATAGTAGAGCCGTTAGATATTTCAATAACCTTATCTTTTGCGTTGTCTTTAGTAACTTCTAGGTCGAAGTGTTTGATCAACGTCCGCTGGAGGTCGAAAGAAATTTGAGATAAGGCATAGTTGGGGGACATAATAAGAATATTGGAA